AACGATTGTGTTGTCAAATTCTACTTCTTTTGGAAACTTGTCATAAATTCTAAACGGATATGAAGGCAGCAGTTCTCTCAATGCATTTACTTCGTTCGTGTTTTTGAAGTATGTATCATGATTGCCAGCAATGATATGCACGTCGAGATCGCTCTCTTTTAGAGGCGTAAGGAAATCTTCTCTCAGACGACGAGCAGTATTGATGTTGATATACTTACGACGATCGACAACATCACCGAGATGAACTACCGTAGATATTCCATGGTTTTTGATATATGGAAAGAAAATCTCATCCAGAAACCTCTTGCTATTGTCCATAAATGCAACATTGTCATTTCTGACTCCCCAGTGTGTATCTGTAATCAGTGCAATTTTCATCGACGAACTTTTTTGAAAGGAACAGCGGAAATCTTATTATTACTCTTACGCAAAGCATCCTCGCAATAGTCGCGAATAGCTTCTAGTCTGAGAATATAGTTACTTCTTTCATTTTCAGAAATATATTTTTGCGCCAGCTTTTCAGAAATATCCTGAACATTAACTGGAACTAGGTGCAGGTTCTTCATTTTTATCTTCCTCAATAAAATTTTCTAGTTTTATTTTACCCTTTTTTGATGTTTTAGTCAACTTATCTTCAAAGCTTTTTATAATATCATTAGAGTATTCATTTTTGAAACTACTGGTGTTATGGTTGTCATGAAACACACCATCAAGCTCTTCAATAGTAAAAACATTTTCAAAGTTCTTATGTTTGATATAAGACTGTTTCTTTTCTTTTGCTATTCGCCTAATAAAAGCATTCCATGCTATCTGAGTAAAATAGGCGAATGGATTGTTAGACTTTGCGGGGTCAAAACTGTGAGCAGCAGAAACACAGTTCTCAATGGCATCTGCAATCATATCATCTCTATATGAATAATTCATAAAGTTTGGTTTAGTAGAGAGTTTGTTACAAATCAACATAAAACATACGCCAACATAATTTGGTATGATTGGCAATGGTCTGTTTTCTTCTTGTGCTTTCTGCGCATCTTCTTTATATTTTACCATTGCTGCATAAAGATCTTTATTGTTTACGTAATGCTTTTTGCTTGCCATTTATTGTACCTTTAAATTTACTGGATATATTTTGTATTCAAATTGTTCTTCATTATATATTTTCATACGCTCAATGAAGTGTAGTATAGTGTAGTTTTTCTTATTCTTCCACGTTAAGTCATCAGCGATGTCATATAACGTAGCGTTATCTTTACTGTCTGATTTACGTAGTCCGCGACCAATCGATTGTAGATTTCGAATCTTGGATTTTGAAGGACTAGAAAATATAATGTTATGCAAGTTACGAATGTTAACACCTGTGGAGAAAGTTCCCGAGCTAGCGACAATAATAGCGTTTTGTTGGGTCTCCACAATTCTACGAATTTCTTCACGTTCATCTCCATCAACACCACCATAAACATAATAAACAGGTTGGTTGGTCGCCTGCTTTATCATGTCATGTAAAATATCCCCATGCTTCTCAACAAATTGAAATAGTATTAGTGTATTGCCTTTGAGAGACAATGCAAGATTTTTGATAAAATTATTTCTTGATTCGTTTCGAACTAGATAATCTAACTCAGCTTGATAATTAGATTTAGTTAGTTGCTTTTTTATTTCGTCTGGGTACTTTAGAACAATTGCCTTGATGAAGAATTTAGAAACATAGTTCTGTTCCATCAATTCGGATGTCGTAGTGACCTTTCGCACCACACCGAACAAACCTTCAAGGACGAGCTTGTTTGTCTGAGTTCCGTCAAGAGTACCAGTGAAACCAAACCGATACTTACAGCCGCCCAGCTTAGACATAATACTTGTAAGACTTTTAGCTTTGAATAAGTGCGCTTCATCACCTATGACCACATCAAACTGTTCGAAATACTTTTTAGGAAGCTTGTAAATCGACTGCCATGTTGAGACTGTGATTGGTTTATCTGTCTGTTTATCCTGTCCTGCATAGATTCTATGGACGAACTTATCAGATACAAAGCCATAATCAGCAAAGTCAGAGGCAAGTTGAGAAACCAAAGAAGTAGTTGGAACGATAATAAGAGTGCGTTTAGCATAGTACCTCGTAATAAGATAGATTATGAATGACTTGCCTGATGATGTAGGAGAAAGCATCAAAGCTCTTCTGTTACGTACAGCATATGTAAAAGCATCAACCTGATATTCGCGTCGTTCAAACTTCTCAGGTATATTCAATGAATCTATAAACTCATTCGCTTCTTTGACAGAAAACTCATCTGCAGAAACGTCAAACTTATATTCGACTTGATAGTTTCTTTTCTCTGCAAACTCTTCGATATATTTATTGAGCCCACCATAGATATAACCAGTCAATGCATTGAACAGACGTATCTTTCCATCCCAAACTTTATTCTTATAAGCTGGCATGAATTTAGCACCTGGAACATCGAACGTAAAATGATCGTTCAATTCATACGCTATTCCAGGATCGCATTTTATCTTATTATACGTCTCATCGATCTTACTGATCTCAATTATATCCATTATGCTCCCATAGTAAACTTAAACCAATCAATTGCTGCCTTGATTTGAAAACCTCTGTTTGTCAAACTCTTGATTATTGATTCGAGTAGTTCTACCTTCTCTTGTTGGTATCCAATTTTCAAAGACAATTCAATAATATCTTTATCGCCTTCAAGATACATAGGCATTTCTTGTTTGAGTATCATGCCCTTCCCAGGCAGTTCCCATCCCTTATCTTGTGTCTCTTTACTCGGACCTTGTGTATAAAATTCATATTTCTGCAACTTGAGAGATTTCATTTGTGCTTCTAGTTTGCGAAGCTGTAATTTCTCTGCTGTATAGATTTGAAAATATTTATGATGTAATTTAGGTATAGCTAAAGATTCGTCGCCGAGCTCTGTTTTGTCGATCTCTGAATCTTTCTTCCACTCATCGTAAATTGCTTCCAACTGCATAACGTATACTTCTCCACATATTCATAGTATATAATACTACAAAACATGAATAATGTCAAGCGATTTTATTGATGTTGTAGTAGGTATAAATGAAATTTGCAGTTGTTGTTACATAATTTACATCATTGTCTGTTGTGTCAAAAACAATATCACCAAGAGAGATTGGGAATGCATCAACAAAAACAATCTCATAGTTAGGATTCTTAGCTGAGTTAAGAGCAATCAAAGAGATATCCGATCTTGTACCTTCGCCTGTATATTCAGGTATCTTAGCAATATCAGCATATTCTTTATAATCAGTAGGAAAGCCAAGTGCTCTCATCCAGTTATGAATTTCCAAATAGTTCTGTAGATCTTCATCAACTTTAAATGTGATAGAGAATTGACCATACTTCAGATGAGTGAATTCTGTTGGAATAGGAACAAACTGAGTTGGAATCATAATCTCTGGAAGCTCAAGTGATGGAATGTTAACTCTCTGTAAAAAGAAGTTAACATGAGGAGCTCGCTTAATAGAGAATCTAAAATTTAATGGACTGAGAAAATTCTTATTCTCTGGTGTATTGTCAATTGCTGTCATATTTGTTCTCCATAGTTCAATACTATTTATTATCATGCCCACAACAGTGATTATACTACTATTTAGAAATTAGTCAACAAAAAAGGGGAGCCGAAGCTCCCCAAGTTTGCGGCTTGAAACCGTCTTGTATTGCCTTCCCTTTGAATCAGGAAGGTTTCAATCTTACATAAGATTGTTGACGATAACGCGACGATAGTACTTGTTTGTTGAAAGAACAAGCTCACCAGATCCTTTTGTAAGACCTTCAGCGAATGGGTTTGCAACCATTCCGTAACGAGTCTTAAAGCCGATCTTTGGCTGGAAGCTTGACTGATCAACTGCACGAACCATCTGTAGTGGAACGTATGGGCAATAGAAGAGACCAGCATCGAATGCTGACGAACCCTTATAGCCAACAGTTAAGTAGTTACCACCGATTGCGTATGGATCGATGTAAACACGTAGGCGACCATTTAGAACACCAGCAAAAGTGTTACCTGTATCATCTACCTGCAGGTTGTTTGAATTGAGAGCAGGGGTGTAGTCAAGAACACCAGCCATCTGAAGTGCGGAAGCAACGTCCGAAGAACAGATAACGATGTTACCCTTACCACGACGAGTTTGCTTAGCAATTTGGTTAGCTTCGCGCTCAAGCTGGAACATAAGACCCTTGAACTTTTCAACTGACCAACGACCGTTTGAGTCAGTATCAAGATCAAATACACCAGTTGTTGTTGTATTGTCCTGAGCACCAGCAACAGCGGTGATGTTGATTGTACGAACTACTTCACGATTGATTTCAGCAAGAATTTCAGCTGAAAGAATGTTAGCAAGTTCTGTTTCAGCATCAAGACCATGAATAGCCTTAAGATCCTGAGCGAGTTCCATTGAGTATTCTGCCTTGAGAGCACGTGACTGAGCAGTTACAGTTACCTTCTCAATTGAGAATGCCATCTGAGCGAAGTCTGAATTCTGGTATGTACCAAGAGCTTCAGCCTGAGCTGTTGCCATACCTGAACCAGTGTTATAGTTTGAAAGGCTTGTTAACTTAGTGGTACCAGTATCGCCTGGAATTGTACCAGTGAAATTGTTACCAAAACCAGTCTTGTTAGCAACAACAGTCGAGAACGCAGTGTTAACTTCGTTATAGAATGTTTCGTTGTCTTGTGATCCACCGTATGAAGAAGCAGATGTACCGTTACCCTGGTTGTTGTACTTCGAACGCATTGCGAAGATCAAACCAGTTGGACCTGTCATTGGCTGAACGCCGCAGATGTCATAGGCAATAAGGTTTGGCATTGAACGACGAACTAGTGAAATCAATACTGGATCGAAAGTATCGATACCACCGTTACCAGCAGATGAGCTTGAACCGCCCATGAAGTTAGATGGAATTACAGAAGCAGCTGTTGGTGATTCTGTAAGAGTCTGGTATTGTCCATGAGCGCCTGATTCGCGAAGCGCACGTTCTGTGTTTTCAAGAACAACTGCTGTTACTGAACGACGATGTTGATCCTTAATAGCACCAAGACCTTCATGGTCAAGGACTGGCGCCCACTTGTTTTGAATTTCCTCAGCTAGATACATTTTAGTCTCCCTTTCTATACTGGGTTAGTTAATTATTTATATTTGTTACTTTTTCAATGATCTTGAAATAGCTTCTACGTAACGATTTACCGCAGGGTCAGCTCCAGAAACTTTCTTTGTTTCTGTGTCAGCTTCAAAGGTTTCTTCAACAATATTGGTTGACCCTGGAGCCTTTTTCTCTGTAGCAAAATAGTTTTCCTTAATGATTGCTAGCTTCTTTGCATAAACTTCGATGTCGCCATCAAAGTCAATGCCTTCGGCAAGTGCTTTGAATTTTTCTTGCTGAGTTAAAGCAAGATCACCAAGGAATGATTCAAACACTTCTTTCTTTTCAGATTCAACAAGAGAACGCTTAATTTCAACATTTTCTGTGATCTGTTCGTCGAGCTTTGCTTCAAGCTCTTCTACTTTAGAAGCGAGTGATTCGATAACATCAACCTTTTCCTGTGGAACGTCAATGTAATGTTCTGCGAATAGTCCTTTGAGACCATCCATAAATTCTTCCATAATTTCGTTACGTAATGTTGATTCGATAGCAACGGCATTATTTTCTAGCCATTGTTCAACAACATAATCGAGATAAGAATCAACCTTTGCAGTCAATTCTTCGTTAATTTCTGCAACAGCTTCTGTTAGCCTTTCTTCCATTTCTTCTTCAAGACGAGCTTGCTCTGTGATTACACGAGCAGCAACAGCAGCTTCGAAAAGTGTTGCTGCTTTGTCTTTGAATTCTTCTGAGAGGTCGGAACCTGAAAACATTTCTTCAACGTCTTCGCGAACATTAAGCTTTGGCATAGCGTCACGAGTTTTTGGACCTTTACCAGTTGTCATGTCAATAGAAGCTTGATTTGAACCTGACTTGTCGCCAACTCCATAATCTTTGCCTGGTCCAAAAAGAGCTTGCTGTTGGTCGAACCACTTTACGAAATCTCTCTTTGGCATAGCATCCATGCCCTTTAGAACAGCTGTCATCATCTCAATACGAGACTTTGGATCAGCAATTGTTTTAGAAGCTGGCTTCAAAGAATCAGCAGCTAGGGTGCCTTCTTCGATTGCTTCAATGTTTTCTACTTGGTCTGTCATTTAAAGGTCTCCTATACCTAGAATTTAAAATTATTTATAAGATTTATTTTTTAGACATTAAAGATGTCAAATATGATTCAAAAATAGCAATTTTGCTTTCTTCAATCTGATCCATTGTCATTTTATGCATAGCTTTCTTCATATTATCTAGTTTCTCTTCATGCCAGGAATCTTTAACTGGATCGTAAATCCACTCTACGCCTTCCATAATACCTTTAACAAAAGCATCTGGAGCAGAAGGATCAGCAACAATATCAGCTGCAGTAGCAAGGCGGAAATCATTTCCAACCATCATTGCGCCATCTTTGCTTGGAGTAAGTGTACCCATACCACGGCTAGATACGCCAAGGTTTGCACCAGATTTCAAAAGACCTTTGGCAATGTTACCCATTGGAGTATCAGTAAGTCTTGCTTTACCAATGAAATTGTCACCATCACGACGAAGCTCTGTAATAATATGCGATACGCGATCAAGGTTGATTTGGGGACCTTGAGGATGTCCAAGTTCGCCATATCCACGGTTGTGCTTTACAACTTCATTCATGTAGCGATTAACTTCGCCTTCCATGATGTTTAGTGGATATATGCGTCCATTACGGTTTTTTCTATTTGCTTGTAGAAATACGCCTTCAATGAAATGTTCTTTTTCACCGTTCTCTTTTGCTTCGGCGATATACTGAACATCTTCAAAAAGTTCGGTGATAAGTTTCATTTTACTTCCTCAGTTCTTATAAGCAACAGGAACAGCCACTAATGTAGCAGCTGTGTTATTTGATGTTATAATATCTGTCGCGCCCTTTTCTACAATTATTGTTTCGCCACCTATAACGGAAGTTGTCCATTTAGTAGTAGTGTTTGTAGAATCTTTACAAGTAATTAAAGC